CTATAGATGAGGAAGGTATAGATACGATCTTGCATCTTGGCGATGCGTTTGATAATCGCACAGGGATCAATTTTGGAGCACTATCTTGGGCAAAAGATAACATCTTTGATCCAATTAAAGAAAGGGGTATTAATGTTCACTTGATTGTTGGCAATCATGATTCTTACTACAAGAATACAAATGATGTGAACGCAGTTGATCTTCTCCTTCGTGAATATGATAATGTGAATGTATATTCGGAAGCAACAGAAGTATTGATCGACAAACTTAAGGTCTTGTTTATTCCTTGGATCAATTCAGAAAATGAAGAAAGTACTTTTAAACTCATTGAAAAGACGGATTGCAAAGTGTCGATGGGGCACCTTGAACTCGCAGGATTTGCAGCTAATAAACATGTTTTCATGGAGCATGGTTTTGATCGCAAATTATTTGAGAAGTTCGAGAAGGTTTTCAGCGGTCACTATCACACTCGATCAAATGATGGAAGAGTGTTCTATCTAGGCAATCCTTATGAGATTTACTGGAATGATGCAGAAGATCCACGGGGTTTCCATATTTTTGATACTGATACTCTTGAACTTACAGCAATTAATAATCCATACAGATTGTTTTATAAGTTGTATTATGACGATGAACCATCTTCTCTTCTTGATGCTAGACCTTATAAAGACAAGATTGTTAAGTTGATTGTTCGCAATAAACCAAGACCTAAAGAGTTTGAGAAGGTAGTCGATAAGTTATATTCTGCTGGAGTATCTGATCTTAAAATCATAGAAAATTTTGATTTTCATGAGAGTACAGAATTTGAAGCATTTGAGACAGAAGATACTCTTTCTATTTTGAATCGATATGTAGAAGAATCTGATGTTGATCTTGACCGTAATAAGATTAAGATTATTATGGAACAGATTTACAAAGAAGCATGTGAGATGATATGATATGTTTGTAATCAGTATTGAGGGTAGAGAGAGAGATAGTATTTACTATGCTATCAATGAGCAAAAAGAAGAAGTTATTTATTTCTTTGAAGAAGAAGATGATGCTGTCCGGTTTGCTATGATGCTTGAAGATGATGGTGCTCCTAAAATGGTTGTTACCGAAGTCAATAGAGATGTAGCTATTGAAAGTTGTGAAATTAATGATTGCAAATATGCAATCATTACTAGAAATGATTTTGTAGTTCCTCAGGAGGGAAATCGTGATTTTATTTGAGAAGATTCGGTGGAAGAATTTTCTTTCTACTGGAAATCAGTTTACTGAGGTTTCTCTGTGTGATAAGTCAACAACTTTGATCATTGGAACTAATGGGACAGGTAAGAGCACTATTTTGGATGCTCTTACCTTTTCTCTGTTTGCAAAACCATTTAGAAAAATTAATAAACCACAACTCTTGAATTCAGTTAATGAGAAGGATTGTTTAGTAGAGATTGAGTTTAAAATCTCTAATGTATCCTGGAAACTTATTCGTGGCATTAAACCGAATAAGTTTGAAATTTGGAAAAATGGAGAGTTACTAGATCAAGCATCTTCTGCAGTAGATCAACAAAAGTGGTTTGAACAGAATGTTCTGAAGATGAACTACAAGTCATTTACTCAAATCGTAATTTTGGGTAGCAGTACTTTTGTCCCATTTATGCAATTGACTGCTGCTAATCGTAGAGAAGTTATTGAAGACCTTCTTGATATTAGAATCTTCTCAAACATGAATAGTGTGATTAAGGATAAGATTCGTAATCTTAGAGAAGATATGAAGATATCTGAACTAAAGAAGACATCAATGTCTGAAAAATATGACATGCAGAAAAAGTTCATTGAGAAAATTGAACGAGATTCTGAATTTATGATTACAACTAAAAATAATCGTATCAGGAAATTGGAAGATGAGATGTGTGATCATATTAAAAAGATAGAAAAGTATAATGATGAAATTGTTGAGAAGCAGGTTGAGTTTGATGATTGGTCGGGTGATAGTGGGAAACTTAAGAAACTAAATGTATTACGTGGTAAGATTTCTCAGAAAATTGATCTAGTTGTAAAAGAACATAAGTTCTTCACGAATAATACGGTTTGCCCAACTTGTACTCAATCCATTAATGAAGACTTCCGAATAAATAGGATTAAGGACGCTCAAGATAAATCTAAGGAGTTGCAATCGGGTTTTGTTGATCTTGAAGAGGCAATTAAAGAGGAAGAAGAGCGAGAGCGTCAACTTAATTCTATTACTAGGGAGATAACTAACCTTACGCATGGTATATCTACAAATAATGTTACGGTCTCTGAGATCCGGAAACAAATCAAGTGTTTGGAATCTGAAATTCAAGGAATTACCAGACAGGTTGAAGACAAAAGTACTGAAACCGAAAAACTATCAGAGTTCGAACAGAAGTTAGATCAGTGCATTGAAGATATATCTAACATTCGTGAGTCAATTAATTACTACGATTTCTCATACAATCTTCTTAAAGATGGCGGTGTAAAAACTAAGATAGTTAAGAAGTATTTGCCATTGATTAATCAGCAGGTAAATAGATATCTTCAATTGATGGATTTTTATATTAACTTTTCTCTTGACGAAGAGTTTAATGAATCTATTCAATCTCCTATCCATGATAATTTCTCATATGCTTCTTTCAGCGAGGGAGAGAAGATGCGAATTGACCTGGCACTCTTATTTACTTGGAGAGAAGTTGCTGCAATGAAGAACTCTGTAAATACAAATCTTTTAATTATGGATGAAGTGTTTGACAGTTCTTTGGATGGATTTGGAACTGAGGAGTTCTTGAAGATTATCAAATTTGTAGTTAAGGATGCCAACATCTTTGTTATCTCTCATAAAGAAAGCTTGTTTGATAAGTTTGATGGCACAATCAAATTCGAGAAGATCAAGGGATTTAGTCGAATGGTGACCAGTTGAAAAACTGTCCACTCTGCCCTCGACTCTGCCCCCACTCTTCCCTATAATTGGCGCATACGCAAAACGATGATGCCCATTTCACACGAAATCAAGTCTCAACTGGCAAAGTTGCTTGCTACAGAAGATATTATCGTAGAGAACCGTAATGTTGAGACTGCACAATTTAATGTACAAAGCAGAGTTCTGACACTTCCTCTTTGGGATCGTGCCAGCAACTCTGTTTATGATTTATTGGTTGGTCATGAGGTTGGACATGCTTTGTTCACTCCAAACATTGATCCACCAAAAGATATTCCGCATTCATTTTTCAATGTTGTAGAGGATGTTCGCATTGAAAAAATGATGAAGCGCAGGTATCCTGGTCTTTCTAAAAGTTTCTTCAAAGGATACAAAGAATTGTCCGATCAGGATTTCTTTTCCCTGGAGGGGGAGGATATCTCTAAGATGAGTCTTGTAGATAGGGTAAATATATATTTCAAAATTGGTAATCATGTTGAAGTTAATTTTGAAGATAACCTTGAGATTCCGATCGTTCGTATGATTGGTGAGTGTGAAGATTTTGAGGATGTAGTTATTGCTGCAAGAGCTTTATATAGTTTTTGCAAGAAAAAAGAGGATGAGAAATCTTATGCCCCTACTCCTCAAGGGCAGGGCGAATCCTCTAAAGATTCTGTTGAGGATGATAGTTCTGACACAGAATCAAATGGAATTTCAAATGCAGATGGAAATGTAGAGAATGAAAATTCTGAAGATGTTTCTAACAATAGTGGTGGATTTAGTGAAACATCTACTCATACTGTGGACAGTCTTGAGGAAAGACTTAAAGAACTTAATGGGTCTTCGGTTTCAGACAATGTATATGTAGAAATTCCTGACCTTAACCTGGACAGTGTAATTATTTCTAATTCTGATATTCATAAAGAGTGTGATAGATTTAAAGATTTGTCTACTGGTAGAGTTGGTGAGTATTATACTCAATATGATAAAGTTTATGAGTATGTTTATGGAGATTCTGATCGTGAGTTTCTATCTTTTAAAAAGTCTGCACAAAAAGAAGTTAACTACTTAGTAAAAGAGTTTGAGTGTAAGAAAGCAGCAGATTCTTATGCTCGTGCTAATACTTCTAGAACGGGTATTTTAGATTGCTCCAAACTTCACACATACAAGTATAATGATGATCTTTTCAAAAAGGTAACTACACTTTCTGATGGAAAGAATCATGGATTGGTTTTTGTTCTTGATTGGTCGGGGTCAATGTCTAGTGTCCTCTTGGATACGGTGAAGCAGTTATATAATTTGATTTGGTTCTGCAAGAAAGTATCTATTCCATTTGAGGTATATGCTTTTACAAATGAGTGGAATAAAATGGTTCATTGTCCAGATCATGGACGATATGTTGCTCTTGATATGACTCCCCACTATGAGAAAGCACATGGATTAGTTTGTGTAGATAGTTCATTTAGTATGCTGAATTTGCTCACTAGTAAAGTAAATGGTAAAGAATTGCAAAATCAGATGAATAATATTCGGAGGATTGCTCGATATTTCTCTATGAGGAGTGCAACCTATATGATCCCTGATAAACTTTCTCTCTCAGGAACTCCTTTAAATGAAGCACTTGTTTCTTTGCATAATATACTTCCAAAGTTTAGTAAAGAGAATGGAATTCAAAAAACTCAGTGTATTATTTTGACTGATGGTGAAGCTGCCCCACTCAATAGACATGTGCTAGTAGATCGTCCATGGGAAGATAATTACTACATTGGTGAGCGTAGAATTCCTAATAGTCGCGCTTATCTCCGTAATAGGAAAACTGGAACCACTTTGAATTTTGGTGAGGGTTATTATCATGAGTTTACAGATACTTTATTGAGGGATCTTAGAACAAAATTCTCTGATGTAAACTTCATTGGTATTCGAGTACTGATTCCTAGAGATGCAAGTGGATTCTTAAAGCAATATTATAGTTATGGAAGTGCTGCTTATGATAAGATCTTCTCCGATTGGAAGAAGAATAAAAGTTTTTGTATTACTAGGTCTGGTTATCATGCATATTTTGGTTTATCTTCCTCAGTAATGTCTCAGGATTCTGATTTTGATATTGGCGATGGTGCAACAAAGGGTCAGATTAAATCTGCATTTATCAAGTCACTGAAGACAAAGAAACTAAATAAAAAAGTTCTTGGAGAATTTATTTCTTTGGTAGTATGAAGCACATCGTATTGGAAGATACTAAAGAAGTTTTAGTTGTTTGCAGTAGTGCAATTACTGCTATGGGGATCAACGCATGGGTTCAAAGGTATTATCCTGGGTATACTGCCAAAATAATATCTGAGAATTACTACTTACAGAGGACACTTGAATAACTGTCCACTGGGGACCACATGGTCCCCTTTTTTCATGTATACTTGCTATAGTTCAAACAAAGGTAATGCCCTTTTCATCCGAACACATTCGCACCTCACTTCAGTCACTTTATGGAAATTCTGTCTCCGCTGGTGATATTCGTGCCTGGTGTGTTATGAACGATACAACATATCAGACAGTGGCTAAAAAACTTGACGAGTACAAAGTTAGTCGTGGTAAGTGGGATCTTGAAGTGACTTCTGAGACAATTCAGGATCTCGAAGAGAGTTATAATGTTCCTTCAGTCGAAAAACAAAATCTGATTCCTAATAAAAATGATTCCTTCATCAAGTTTGGTAATTTCAATGATATTAAGAAAATTATTTCTTCCAGTATATTCTATCCAACGTTCATTACGGGTCTATCTGGTAATGGCAAGACGCTCTCGGTTGAGCAAGCGTGTGCTCAACTGGGTCGCGAATTGATTCGAGTAAACATTACTATTGAAACTGATGAAGATGATCTCATTGGTGGATTCCGCCTTGTCAACGGTGAAACTGTTTGGCACAATGGTCCGGTCGTCGAAGCGTTGCAACGCGGTGCGATTCTATTGCTTGACGAGATTGACCTGGCTTCCAACAAGATTCTTTGCCTTCAAAGTATCCTCGAAGGAAAAGGTGTCTTCCTGAAGAAGGTGGGTCAGTATATTAATCCATCTAAAGGGTTTAATGTATTTGCCACAGCCAACACTAAAGGTAAGGGATCTGATGATGGTCGGTTTATTGGCACCAATGTTCTTAATGAAGCATTTCTTGAGCGTTTCCCTGTGACCCTTGAGCAGGAGTATCCAAGTCCAGCAACTGAGATTAAGATTCTCAATAAACTGTGTGGAGATGTAAACTTCTGTAAGCGTCTCGCTGACTGGGCAGATATCATCCGTAAGACCTTCTATGATGGCGGTATTGAGGAAATCATTAGTACTCGTCGCCTAGTTCACATCGTTCAGGCATATGGTATTTTTGGTGATAAGGCAAAGGCTATTGAGGTTTGCGTCAATCGTTTTGATGATGATACCAAGCAAGCATTCATGGAACTTTATGACAAAGTTGATGAAGATTTTGTGATGCCTGCTGAGGACACTGAGGAGCAGCAGAAGCAATGTCTTGACGAGCACAACTTCTAATGGTAGAATGATGACAAACTCTTGGAGTTTACTGTATGATGAACTTTATTCAAACAACAAAATGACTGAGCATTCTAAGCATTATTATGATTACGATCGTAATGATCCAGATCGTCTGAATCGTCTTTATGAAAAGTCTGCTGATGGAATCATTGGTGCTGAAGGAACTGATTCTATTTCTTTCAATATCAGTGACGCTACTCAGAAAGATTATATTGACTTTTGGCATGGTTACACTCCAACAGATATTGATTACACAAAACTTGAGGGTTACGATCTACAGATTGATATCCCAGATCTACCTAAAGCACCAGATAACAACAATGGGCGTTGGAAGTATGATGAAGATGTCATCTTGAAGGATATTCACGAGTATGTTAGTGGCACTTATCGTAGTCATTACACAGGAAAATCTAGCGGATTTAAAGATATTCAAACTATCGATTTGATGGCAGCAAAGGGACTTGCATCTGCATTTTGTCAATCAAATATTATAAAGTATGGGACACGGTATGGTGATAAAGATGGTCAAAACAAGAAAGACTTGTTGAAAGTTATTCATTATGCTATGCTATTGTTGCATTTTGATAACCATTACAAAGTAACTAAATCCGATTACCCATATTGATATGAAAACTCTAGATCGCATGAAACTCTCTGACAAAACTATCTCTCTTCTTAAGAACTTTTCTTCTATTAATCAGTCAATTCTGATCAAAGAGGGTAGTAAATTGCGTACCATTTCAGTGATGAAGAATATTCTCGCTGAAGCAACAGTTTCTGAAGACTTTGCTAAAGATTTTGGTGTGTATGATCTCAATCAATTCTTGAATGGGTTGAGTCTCTACCAAAACCCTGAACTGGACTTTAAGAACGATGGGTATGTAATTATTAAGGAAGGGAAATCTCGCTCCAAATACTTTTTCGCAGATCCTAATGTTATTGTAACTCCTCCAGATAAAGATATCTCTCTCCCTACAGAAGATGTCTGTTTTGAGGTAAGCACTGAGCAACTGGATAAACTGCTGAAAGCATCTGCTGTATATCAAACTCCAGATCTTTCTGTTATTGGAGAGAACGGTGTCATTAAACTTGTTGTTCGTGACAAGAAGAATGATACCTGCAATGACTATTCAGTTATTGTTGGAGAAACTGATTCGGAATTTTGTTTCAACTTTAAAGTTGAAAATATCAAGATTCTTCCCGGAACTTATGAAGTTGTTGTTTCTCAAAAACTCCTCTCTAGATTCACAGCAAAGAATAGTGATCTAACTTATTATATTGCTATGGAACCTGATTCTACTTTTGGATGAACAAAGTATTCATATACATGAGGGTGCTTGGATGCGCCCTCATTGTTTCTGCACACTTCGCTATGATCTATGTGAGCGTGATGTCAGGAACAATTATTCACTTGATTGCTGACATCATTTGTATCCCATACTTTGTCAAATATAAAATATGGGATATGGTGATTATGCTTAGTTTTCTTATTGTAATCGGAGTATCTAAACTATGGAACCCGATCCTTACGTCCAGTTTTTAGAAAACTGGATACCTGGAATTGGTGAAAGCACCGAACTTCATGATCATTTGCATAGACATTTTGATCTGGGGTTTAGTGTTAATGACGAAGCAAGATTGCTTGGTTTTCAATTGGGTCACCATCCCGCAGGCCACTTCTTCCATGTGATCATCTTTGCTTTGATGAGTTTGACGATATATCCTAAGAATTATCGCAACACATGGAAAGATGTGAAGGATTTTTATAAAGCATATTTGTTGGGGAAAAGATGGCAGTCAGTATCATATTGGTTTATACCTAAGGAAATATTATGAAAGAATTTTTATTGTTTCTTCTGAGTTTCTCAGATATACTTTTCATTCCACTTATTTTTGGATTTGTTTTATCACTAATCCTTGAAGTTACCACTCAGAAACCAGAGTTTGTATCGTTCCGTAAATTCATGTGGAAGCAGAATTTAATGTTTAATTTCATTTGGCTTGTTTGCTGGATCACTCTTGCAGTTGTATACTCAAGAGAGAGTGGATCAGTTGATTCATTTGGAGACTCAACCATCTTGTGGAGAAACCCGTGAACATCTTTGTCACAGACCCATGTCCAATCAAATCTGCTTATGTTCTTCCTGACAAGCATATTGTCAAGATGCCTCTAGAGTGTTGTCAAATGCTTTCCATCGTTGCCTCAGAAAAATGGGGTCGTGGGTATGGTTCCCTACCTAAGGTAGATGGAACGCCTTACAGCACCGAGAAGGGGGCATTCAGGAACCATCCATGCACAGTGTGGACTGGTTCATTTGTCCATAATTGGCGTTGGGTTATTCGTCACGGACTTGCACTCTGTGAAGAATACTCCAATCGATATGGAAAGGTCCATTCTTGCCTGCATACTCTTGCATACGCAAATCAAATCTTTCCGGTTCCTGATCCTGCTGGCAGGTCTGGGAAAGGTCCACAACCATTTGTTCGTGCAATGCCAGAAGAGTTCAAGAATGACGAATCAATAGATACATTCACTGCATATAAAATGTATATCTCTTCTAAGTCGTGGGTGAAGAGTAATTATAGGCGTATTCCAAGTCGTAAACCTGATTGGGTAGAATAATGAGCTTTGTTCAATTCAAAAAACATCGTGTCTTTCGAGAAACTGAATCTGTAATCTTCTATGATATTTCAGTAGAAGATTCCAATGCATCTGATCTAGTGGTTCATACAGGACCTGCTATTTCTCCTCCAGATGATATTGTTGGAGCAAAGCAATTTTATATTCATTATCACCAAACTGATCACAATCGAGTTTTATCTGGGACTCGTACATTTGAACTTGTGAATTTGAGTTGGAAGTTTCCATATCATATCGTTCACTTGAATCGTCAGAGTGGTGCATTGATCATTCCTCCTCAAACATTTCATAGGAGTGTCTCAGGAGAGGGTGGATCAATAGTTATCAATCAAGCAATTCGTGATGGTGAGTTTGATCCGGAGAAAGAGTTTTCTGAGGTGTCTTCTGGACAAAACTCAGAACTCTATAATGTTCTCGCACATGAGAAACCAGTTATCCATAACATTGGGGAGTAGGTCTTTTGAATACTACATTAACTATTGATGATGATGGTGTCCTGACCTTCCCTCCAGATATATTAGAAGTGACTGGTTGGAAAGAGGGTGATGTGCTAGAATGGATTGACCGTGAAGACGGGTCTTTTGAACTGAGGAAAGTCAATGAGTCGTGATGAGTTTCTTTGGGTCGAAAAGTATCGTCCCAAAACAATTGAAGAATGCATCCTTCCAGAGGATATCAAAAAAACCTTTCAGGGATTCTTGATTAAAGGAGAAGTTCCAAACCTTCTTCTTTCTGGACCTGCTGGATGCGGAAAAACAACAGTAGCAAAAGCATTGTGTCATGAATTAGGAGCAGATTATTATGTCATCAATGGATCCGATGAGGGACGCTTTCTTGATACGGTCAGAAATACTGCAAAAAATTTCGCTTCGACCGTATCACTTTCGTCAGATGCTCGACATAAAGTCATCATCATCGATGAGGCGGATAACACAACAAACGACGTACAACTCTTACTTAGGGCGTTTACGGAGGAGTTTTCTAGCAACTGCAGGTTTATCCTCACCTGCAATTTCAAAAACAAAATCATCGAACCACTTCATTCCCGTTGCGCTGTGGTTGAGTTCGGAATTGGCGGAAAACAAAAACCAGCAATCGCTGTGTCTTTCTCCAAACGAATTCAAGAAATACTTAATGCAGAGCGAGTCGAATATGACACAAAAGTCATCTATGAACTCATCAACAAGCACTTCCCCGACTGGAGAAGAGTCCTTAACGAATGTCAACGATACTCTTCCTCTGGTAAGATTGATTCAGGAATTCTTGCAACGTTCAGTGACGTAAAGGCAGATGAATTGGTTAAGAAACTTAAAAACAAGGATTACGGTGAGTGCCGTAAGTGGGTTGTCAATAACCTGGACAATGATACTAATATACTTTTGCGTCGTATTTACGATGCTCTTAATATTTCCTTGGTTCCGAATAGCATTCCTTCTGCTGTGCTTATTCTTGCTAAGTATCAGTATCAGATGGCGTTCGTGGCGGATCAAGAAATAAATATGCTTGCTTGTCTTACTGAAATTATGGTGGAGTGTGAATTCAAATGACACATGGAACTAACTTAGACCCGATTTATACGGGATCTAAACAAACAAAATCTCAAGCAAATTGGTACGCTGAAAGAAAGAATGATCCAGAATTTAAAAGGAAAAATCAAAAGAAATCAGCAGAGCAAAGGGAAAAAAAGAAAGTGTTTTGGGTGGAGTTGACAAAAGATGATGTGTGTGAGGACTGCGGAGAAACTGAATATTTAGAGTATCATCATTTGCCTGGTACTACAAAATTATTTAATTTGGGTGATGGTAAGTTTAGATATGGTAGACAAAAACTTATATTCGAAAAAGCAAAGTGCATTCCACTTTGTCCTATTTGCCACAGAAAAAGACACTATGGGTAAATTCAAATGACTAGACCTTTTATTGGATCAGATAATACTTACGAAGAACAGCGTAAGTGTCGTATGCAGGATGCAATCGATGATTATCTCAATGATGAAAAAGTATCACCTAAACAAATATACAGGGAGATGATGGATTGCATGGATGATGTACTTATGTATCATCAAAAGCAAACAGATCGTGTTACCACTCTAAAATCATTATTCGGAGATAACTTAAAATGAGAACACAAAACAAAGAAAACTATTACTACTGGTTCTGGATCGTGGCTATGATTGCCTTCATAGTCCCCCAGGTATTTACTGCCTGGGCTTACTTAAACATTGTCTCAATTCTCAAAGGGTGGACTTTTTAACATGAACAAAGACGACTTGATGCATCTAAAAATTCAAGCAGCAATGCGAGAGAACAACATTCCTGAAACTGAAATCAAGTATATTGGTGAAGGAGAAGGAACTCATTGGTATCGTATTGCCGATAAATACAGTGTCCCTGTAAATATGATCGAGGGATTTGACAGAGTTGATTAACTACTATGAAAAATCTTATTTCTAAATTGATCGACAAGTCTCTGAGATTCCATCATCGAGATATTCACAGAGAACTAAGTGCAATAAAACAAAAACAGTGTATAATAGAAGAGTGCCAAGTCAAGTTAAAAAGGCACAGCGTTTTCTGGGGTATCGCAATAATCTCAGTGGTGGCGGGGCAATTCTACATAGGTTCTCAACTTTCAAAAGTAGTAGAATCATCCAATACATGTGTTGTTCACTTTGATTAATTCTCATTTTTTATTATGATTGATTTTAAATCTTTTGACCTTGATCGTTTTTCCAAACTTTTAAGAACAATTAGTGGTTATACTCAGAACAACCTCAGGTATCCTAAAGCAGGGGAGTTGGTTGAGAAAGCACTCGATGTTTACAGTAATGGACTGCTAACTAGAGTAAATCTTCCTGGTGTTGATCTCATTGGTCCAAACGGGACAACTTATGAATCTAAGGTTACTCAGCTTAAGAACAAATCACAGATTGCTGTTAGGTCTTTGATTCTAAAAAATCGTCGTCAAGCAGGAGAATATGATGACAAACTTGCTGATTATTTCATTATCGCTGATGTGAAAAAAGGTAAGGCATGTTGCATTCCATCATCTAAACTCTATAAAATTAAGGATAATGGAGCATGTGTGACTGCAAGTGCTGATCCTGAACCTTCCGATTTCTTCCTCACTGGTTA